GTGTTCGCCATGAGCTGGCACTCCCCTCCCGTTGGGGTTGCCGGCTTTGGCGAACGTCGCCTCCGTCCGAGCGGTTAACTGGTTAATCCGCGCCCAAACGTAGGATGCGGCCCCTATTCGGGGATTTCGATTGCCTCGCGCGTACTGCGGTCGGCGTAGACAACTCGCGGCGCTGAGCCGTCGGGCGTCTCCGCCACCTTGCGGCGATGCACCTGCATGGCCTGAGTCGCCCGCGTTATTTCCTCATTTCTGGCCTGAACTGTCAAGCGCATAGGGCGCTCCATGAGCACCATGTCCTTGATGATGACTGGCCCCGCACTCCCGGCAGGCGCGAATCTCCCAGGAAAATCATGGTGCTGCACCACCCGCCAGCCTTGATCCTGATAGGTGCGCTGCTCGGCATAGTCCGGCTTGCCGTAAGTCTCATAGCGCTTCCAGTTGAAATCAATCTCCTTGGCAACCTGTTCTGCCGAGCCGGTGCCCCTGGTCGGCGCGTATCTCGCCATGATGTCAGCGATATCGAACGGATCAATGGCGGCGAGGCCACTATGCCGGCGTTGGCGATCGGGGTCGACCTGCAGATTACCGAGGACATCCGAATACAAAGACGCGCCCGATACGAGCCCCGCCTGCAGCGGCTCATGCAGCGGCTCATGCAGCGATTCGCGGAGCGGATCGCTCGGAGAAGGTACCCTCATCGTTCCCTCACTCGTTCCCTCACGTAATCGGTGTGATGCGCCCCTCAGCGAGGAGCCGCACATAGTTCTTGGCCCATTCCTGTGGCGTGACGCCCTGCTCCTCCGCGAGACGTCGCATCTTCGGCGTCATTGTGAAGGTGCCGTTGCTACCGAGGGCACCACCGCCGCCAGGACCACCGGCCCGAGTCACAGGTGCGGCCGTGGTAGGAGCCCCGCGCGGGGCCGGGTGTCCTGGGGTTCCTGATGGCATGAGCGATTTCTCGATGTAGTCGAAATAGCCGGCGGTATCGGCCCGATGTCCCGCGTCAAGCGCGCTCTCGTGGGCGTCGATCGCGACTTTCTTGAGCGTGCCGTCATCACGAACGAGTTCCGGGTGTTTGCGGAGAAAGCTCTTGGTGGGCTCGGTGCGGCCGTAAATGGCGCGCTCGAACGGATCGGTCGGCAGCTGCGGCTGCTGCGGACGTTGTTGCTGCGGTTGCGGTTGCCGCTGTGGTTGCCGCTGCTGCGATGCCTGCTCGCGCTGCTGCACCAGGATCGCATAATCGCGCTCGAGCACCCCAAGCTGCCCGCCAAGGCGTCCAACCTCCAGATTGAGCGCCTGATGACGCTTGAAGTTGCCGTCCTGCAAAGCAACCTCGCCCTGCTCGGACAGCGCGATCATCTTCTCCTGCACCGCCTTGATCGAGTTCTCGGTGTACAACTCATAGGTCGAGACGCCACGGCGCTCGGCTTCCTGCGCAAAAGCGATAGCTTGGTCGCGCTCGGCCGCGATGCGGTGCGCCTCCTGGGTTACCCGCGCCCGCTCGGCACGCTCGGCCGCGATCTGCCTCTGCAGCTCGGCCAAGCCTTGCGCAGGCGCAGCACCCGGACCGGGAACAGGGGGTGGCTTTGACGCTGCAGGTTTTTCCTTTTCACTTGCCTGCGGCGCGGCGACCTTCTCTTTGTCCTCGCTTTTATCCTGGCTTTTATCCTCGTCCTCATCGAGGTTGACGACGAGATTTTCGTCTTCGTCGGCCATGTTAGCCTCTCAGTAGATTAATCTCGGGTCCGGTATCGTCATGACAATCTGGGTATCCTTGAGCCGACGGCAGTGCACCCGCTCGATCGTGAACTGTCGGCCCTCCAAGATGTCGTACATCACCCAGTCACCGATCTCCACATTTTGCCCGTCGAACTTGATATAGTCGTTGTCCTTGAAGGCGAGTCTCCCTTTGCCGATAACCAGACCGATTTTCCCCTGCCAAAGCGCTTCGTCGTGAGTCTTTTCAGAGAGAAGGATTTTTCTGTCGGTGCCAGGAACATCCAGGCTATCCGGAAGATAATAGGTGGCCGTGATAATCCAGTTGTGAAAGACCGTTATCTTGGGCATCCACAACGCGCAACGGTCGAGCAAGAACCCTCTCGGGTCCGCCTTATAGTCTTCCGCCTCGTCATCGGTGCGCCAGGGCGGCAGCGGCCCCTGGTGAAGTGTCCCAAGGGCCGGGGTGGACAGCTGTCTAGTTCCAAGGTCTCGCGTGATCAGCGTCATACCGCGCGCCTCTGCGGCTCGTTCATCCTGCGCTGGATTTCCGCCATCGCCTTCAGCACTTCCTCATACGCAAAGATGATCCCCTTGATGCGCACGATCGTGTCCCAATCTGGCGCACTGAGAATGCTGCGAACGAGCCCAATGTTCTTGGGGTCACCGTCCAGCTGTTTATTGATCCACCTTTCCAGCTCGGCCAGCCCACTAAAATCGGGATCGATCATCATGCTTCGGTCTTCTCCGGTACTCTTGCTGCTGCCCTGGTCTTGGCAAGGCGTCCTTTACCACCGGCGCCGCCGCCTGTCGCGTTCGTCAGGGGCGTTCTGACGATGCCGCCGGCTTGATAGCCCTTGCCCCACTGCTTATAGCTCGAGCCCACAAGCCCACGCGCCTTCGAAGCGGTTCCGGGGTTAACCACACCACCAGACTTGCGCTTCTCGGCCTTGTCCTCTTGCTTGATCATCTTTTTGATCAGCTTTTTGTCCTCGGCCACATCAGAATGCACCGTCCCACCTTTCCTGTAGCCGACCTGCGTTCCAGGCGCCGGCCGCGCGCGGAAAGAGGCCAGCGTCCCCGGCATTGGCACCGTCACTGGCTGTGCCGGGATCATCGGACGCCCAGACAGCGTCGGTGGACCCTGGATCGGGCCCTGCGGCGTGCGTCCGGGGATATTGCCCAGTATGCCGCCGAGGCCGCCCTGCGGCTGGACCGGGGGGCGTGCTGCGGGCATGGTGCCGAAGGCACCACCGAGCTGCATGCTCTCGGGCTCGCCGTCACCGTCACTGTTTCTATCTTGATCGCCATCGGCGGCGCCACCAGCGGCCAAACCTTTCACACGCCCACCGCGCTTATAGACTGCGCCGCCTTTTTTGCGCGCAGACACCGCGCTATCGACCGAGGTCGTGGGAGAATTGGGAAATCCACGGTAAGCCGTGCCCGCGCCACCTCCGTTGGCCCTCTTCACGGCGCCACCCTTCTTCATGCCGGGAGGACGCACAGGAGGCATCACAGGAGGCACTCCCGCTCCGATCGGCGGTCCACCAACCGGAAGCGGCGGACGCGCAGGCAAGGCGCCTACCGGGGCAGCGCCGGCCCCAACCGGCGGCCCACCAATCGGTGGTCGCACGGGAACCGGCACCGGACGATTGACCGGCACCGGCATCGGCATCGGCGGGCGCGGCGGAGCGGCATTACCGCCACCGCGGCCACCTGCGTGCGAGATGATGATGTTGGTGGTCGGGGCATGATGCCGCCTGACGCTGCCGCCTCTTTGCAGCCGATCGGGACGGTTCTTGCCCTTGCCGCCGGGGATCGTGAACTCGCGCTGCGTACCAGCGCCCTTCGAAGGGTACTTCTTCTTCGCGTACATGCTGGACGAGCCAAAGGCCTTACCGGCCTTCGCGCCGAGGCGTCCCAGACGCTTTTTCTCAGAGCTGTCTGCTTGTCCTTTGAATGGATGCGCCATGATTACCTCCCTAGCGCTCTAGCGCGCTGTGCTGCCTCTGACGCCTCCTGTGGCGTTGCATAGGTCCCGCAATAGCGAGTCTTGCCACCGTTGCGCAGAACGCCCATGAACCTGCCAGTCTTTGGGTCTACCCACACGTTAGGATACCCAGTCCGGTTCTTCTGCGGACGTCGGTTGGCCTGTTGCTCCACCCGCGTCGCCCAACGACAGTTTTCGGGCGAATAGTCGCGATCATTGTCGATTCGCTCAAGGGTATGTTTCGGAGTAGGTCTGCGACCCATGTCAGCGAGGAAGTTAGCATAAACCCGCCAACGCTCGCAGATCGTAATGCCGCGTCCGCCGTAATCCCTGAAAAACCGATGTTTCGAGTTGGTGCAACGCTGCTTCATCGCGCACCAGCTCTTGTACTCAGGCGTAATCTTTCCGTCGATGGCATCACCATGCCTGAAATAAGTCATATGACCCGTCCTTGTCCCGGTAGACCCGGCCATGTCTGAGCAACGGGGGCAGCGAGAGGGTGGACAAGGGTGCTTTGTGCTAGTTCGAAACGCTTCTGGTCGAGCTTGGCACCCTCAATGCGTTCGCGCGAGGCTGTCTGCAGGTTCTGGCTCTGCAGCCGCTGATTCTCGACCGCGTTCTTCATGCCCTGGAGGATGATATCCAGCTGCGCCTTACGCTGAGCATCGCCCTCTTTCTGTTGCAGCTCCTGCATCTTCTGCATCGCCTGCTGCATCGCCTGCGCCTGCTTCGGGTCCTGCTGCGATCCCTGCGGCGCGAACATCTCATCGACGTTACCCAGCCCGACCATATTCGCCACCCGCCGCACCACGGCGTGCAGATCCCACATCTGAGGATTGAGCTGCACCAGCTGCACCAGCGCGACTGCTTTCATGACGCGGATCGTATGCGAGGGCGTATTGGGATCGGCCTGCGGCGTCAGATTGCAATCCTTGAGCGCCTGCACGAGGTCCTCGCGCTCCCATTGCCATTGCGGCGTGCCGGGGGCCGCACACAAAAGCGCATCCGGGTCCTCGATGAACAAATCCCGCAATAGGCTGAACTCCTCGCTCTGGGCGATGTGCATTCCCTTATGCACAGAGTCGAGCACCTTCACAGCTTGGTCGAGCATGGCGATTGTGGTCCCTACAGGGACGTCCTGACGACCCTCCCCGACCATCAGCTCGGGCGTGCCGCCGACACGACGGGCCTCTTCCTCGATATGGGTGGTGACCTGAACCAGCCCCGCGGTGACATCTTTGTAGGGCAAGTCCATGATATGGGTGCGGATATCCTGGCCGCCGGTATTAACCCTCACGCCGGCGCCAAGTCCCACTCTGAACGTCATCGTATCCTGGCGACCGACCGTCTCGGAGTACAAAAACCCCGGCCACGACGCAAAGCCGGCGCTGTCCAGTGCAAGCCGCCACGCGGTGGTTACCGCCGCGGTGGCATTGCCCATGATGTGGAGAAGACCTATGCCGTAGAAGCCCATCCCGTCCACGAACGGATACTTCACGATCGGCATATGTTTAATATACCGATCGTCGTCCTCGTCCCAGTTGCGGCGCACCTCGAGGACGGTCTGCGAGTCCTTGTCGATGGTGACCCGATAAGGCAGCGGCAATCCGGTAATCTTGCCTTTGTCGGTGTGCTCGTAGCCGGCGATGTCCAGCTCGCAGTAAGACTCGTACACCGTGTGCTTGTAATCCTGCGGACGCTGCGACCATGCAGCCAGACCGGCGACATCATGCTCGGCTTGTTCCATCGAATCGGGTATCGGCCCGACCGGAACGGTAATATCCACGTCGACGTAGTTGCCGCTCAGCTGCATCCTTCGCATCACGCTTTGTCGCATCATAATACGATGCGTGACACGACCGCATTCGTGCAGCGAGACCTCGTTGTCGGAAACAATAATATCTGCCGCATCGATGGAACGTGAAACCGGCCGGCGTCGGATTGGACAATCATACACCTTCTTGAAACCGCAGCCGCCAAAGCCCTGCATGAAAAACATTCGCGTCGTATCGGGATAGTATTCCTTGTCGACGATCGTCAGATAACGATTGAACAATCCCTCGAGCGCTTCCGCCTGCATATCGCGGTCGTCACCGCGCTCTTCGCGCGGGACCTGCATCTGCTGCTCCAGAAACTGCCGATGAGGCGTCTTCGGCACGGTATCGTTGGTCATCTTGACCGGGCCGCCGGCCGGCAGCAGCTCGCCGCGCGCATTGGCTTGAAAACGCAGCACCGCATCGAGCATGATCGGCGTGCGGATCGTCGCCTGTCCCTCGACCGCGGTATCGGCATCAACGGAGGGACTTCTTGGGTTCTCGATCTTCAACGCCAGATGCTTCACGCCGGAAGCGCGGCGCTCCAGCCACTCTTGGCGTGTTTGCAGGTCGGAATCGATGCCGTTGAGGAGTTCGTCGCAGATGCGTGCCAGCTCGGTGGGATCGATGTATTTGGCAAGATTGGCATCGTGTTCCTTGGCGCTGCCGGACGGTTCGCTGGGCAGGCGCTTGCCATCCAGGCGGATTATTAAGCTGCCGTCGCCCTTCTCGATGCCGATGTTCTCAGGCGGCTGATCAGCGTCTTCTTGGATGACAATCGTTAAAGGGCTATCCCCATCGTCATAGCCAGCACGTCCGCCAAGACCAAAAGTATCACTTTCGTTGCGGTAGTGCTCCGTTGGCGTTACGCCATTGCCGTTAGCCATATGCCGTTAGCCATATGCTGTTAGCCATCCGCATAACTTTACCCGATAACCTTAAAAAGGCGCGCCCTTTGGACCGCCCAGTGTACCGAGTGTCATCCGAACACTTCGCCGCTGAGCAGGCCCGATATGTTGATGCCGGCCACCGAGCCGGCCTGACCGGAGACAACATGCACGTCATGATAGCCCTGGGCGAGCGCGATTTCGCCGACGCAGCTGACGCTTGCGACCGTGCCCGAGGAGCCGGCCGGGGGTATGCAGGCATTGCCGGCGGTGCCCAGCATGGTGCCGATGCCGTCGAAACCGACGTTAAGATAGCCGATAGTGCCGGCGTTGCCGCCGATCGAGGTATTGGCGAGCGCCACAAAGATCGAATCGCCCCAGC